ATCGGCTTCTGGCACGGGTTCTACGGTGACTTTGACGCTACAATATCCGCTGTCACTCTCGCCAATTACAGTCGGCAGCACAATCATTGTGTCTGGCATGGAGCCGACTGGGTACAACGGCACATTTGTTGTCACGGCATCTAGTAACTCTGGCTCGGCTACGGTGTCATACGCCAATACGACCACCGGCGCTCTTACCCGCGCTGGGAACGTGGCGATTAACATTGATCCAATTACGGGTCTTTCCAAAGGCGCGACCCAGAACCGAATCACTCAGAACAACGACAATCGCGTCACCCAAACCACGGGTGAGCCGCCGTTTGGCCTCAATGAACAGCCGGGCACGAGTATTTTTGTGCCCAATGATATTGGTGGAAACGATCCCGGCTTGCCGTATAATTTTGAACAAGTTCCAAAGACGGGTCCGCTTACATGAGCAATGTACAAATCCCCAATTTGCCCGTTGCCGTTGCCTTAAATGGCACGGAGGAGCTTGAGATTGTACAGGCTGGCGTATCTGTCCGCGCCACGACGATCCAAGTTGCTGGGTTACAAGCTGGCCCAACTGGACCATCGGGCGCTGTAGGCATGACGGGCCCTACCGGGCCAACGGGTGCTAATGGGGCAACAGGTCCGCAGGGTGACGTTGGTGCCACGGGCGCAGAAGGACCAACTGGTCCGATTGGTTCAACGGGGCCGACCGGACCCACGGGGCCTACTGGCGCTGCATCTACTGTTGCTGGGCCAACCGGACCAACTGGCCTCACGGGCGCTACAGGCCCTACGGGCGTAGTAGGGCCAACCGGTCCAACCGGAGACACCGGACCTACGGGGCCGACCGGCCCGACTGGCGCAGCGTCCACGGTTCCGGGACCCACTGGTCCTACTGGGGCTATCGGTCCTGCGGGCGCGGGTATTACCTATCTTGGCACAGTAGCCAATGCCGCAGCACTTCCCGGCTATCCTTCGTCCTACACTGGCGCGGTGGGTGATGCTTACGTCACCCTTGATAACACTCATTTGTGGGTTTGGGACGGTTCAGATTGGGTTGATAACGGAGCAATCACATCGGTAACGGGACCTACAGGCCCGACTGGTGTGAATGGCCCTACCGGCCCGACCGGTAATATTGGACCGACTGGTGACACCGGCCCCACCGGCCCGACTGGCAATCTCGGTCCGACTGGACCCACGGGCAACACTGGGGATGCGGGTCCTACTGGCCCTACAGGTGACATTGGGCCTACAGGCCCCACCGGGGACACGGGTCCGACCGGCCCGACTGGTGCTGCATCAACTGTTGCGGGCCCCACAGGTCCGACTGGTGAAACTGGCCCAACTGGACCTACTGGTGCAGCATCTACAGTTGCCGGTCCGACTGGTCCGACTGGCGAAACTGGGCCCACTGGGCCAACTGGAACTGCGGGAGCAGCCGGCCCGACCGGCCCTACGGGCGATATTGGGCCTACCGGCCCTACTGGTGATCTTGGACCGACTGGACCTACTGGCGCGGGTCCCACAGGTCCAACAGGCTCCATAGGGCCAACGGGTCCGACTGGCTCTACTGGTACTTCTGGCGGAATCATCGCCACTTCTGCCATCAGCACAAATACAAACGCTGTGGTTGGCACGCTTTATGTCATGACAGCTAGCTTGACCCTTACGCTTCCTGCCTCGCCAAGTGTCGGTGATGCGGTTGGCGTGTCAAACCTGAGCGGTACGTTGACGTGCGTTATTGGCCGCAACGGCAACGAGATCATGAATCTGGCTGAAGACATGACGGTTGATGTCGCGGATGCTGGGTTTACGCTTTACTACAGCGGCGCGACCTATGGGTGGGTATTGCTGTGAGTTCATTCCGTGATCTTGCATCAAGGATTGTTCAGCCGATCTCTGGTGAGGTTGCCCCCTTCAAGACGGGCGATCAGCCGACCGGTTGGCTGGCATTGGACGGCGCAACGGTCAGCCAGTCAACGTATTCGTCTTTGTATGCGCAAGTCGGATTAATTGCGGGCGGGAATGTCTCCACGACGTGGACTATTCGCACCAGCGGAACGGCTTCTGCAATTTTTGCCCTTGCGTATGGTGCCTCTACATATGTTTATGCTGGAACTAATGAGGCAATAGCCACATCCACAGACGCCATAACATGGACTCTCCGCAGTACAGGATATGGGGCAACGGAAGACTTTCAGACGCTTATCTATGCTGGCGGCATTTTTGTTCTTGGAACCATTCAGGGCGGTATCGCTACATCAACTGATGGAATTACTTGGACTGTCAGAACTAGCGGCACCGTGTCTAGTCTTTATGGACTGGCCTATGGCGCATCCACCTACGTCTATGCGGGTGATAACGAGGCTATAGCAACCTCTACGGATGCTATTACATGGACTCTCCGCAGCACGGGATATTTGGCGACGGAAGATTTTCGCAGCCTCATTTATGGTAATGGTATATTTGTTGTTGGAACAACGCAGGGCGGTATTGCCACATCCACAGACGGTATTACTTGGACCGTCAGGACCAGCGGTACAACATCATCAGTTAATGGACTTGTCTATGGCAATTCTCTTTATGTGAGAGTTGGCAACGCAGGTGGAATAGGAACCTCAACTGACGCCATTACTTGGACAGTAAGAACATCTGGAACCGCAACCAGTTTATTAACGATTACATATCAATCTCCTTATTATATCGCGGCAGGCGTGTCTGGCGTTGTTCTTTATTCAACTGATGCAATCACTTGGACAACTAACCTACAAAGCACAACAAATTACAGGAATATAATTTATGCTGGTGAGATTTATCTTTTGTCAGGAGATGCGGGCGTTCTTAGGACAGCGACCGCCTATTCTTATAACATATCAACACAGTTCAAACTTCCCACATCCACCGCCACCACTGATGGCGTCAGCCTCTATGTGAAGACATGAGCAATCAATCCCGCTTCACCCCCGCCTTTACCGCCGGCCAACAGCGGTTTCATGTCAATAACACCAATACGATCACGGGTTACGTGAAGTGTGACGGCAGTGTTGTAGCTCAAGCAACGTATCCGCAACTATATGCGGCGATTGGGTTGATACCTGACGGAAACGTGCTGACAACGTGGACAGGGCAATCTTCTCCATTTAATGGTATTCTTTCTGCCACGTATGGTGCAAGTGTTTTTCTGGCATCTGGATATTCAAATAATTTAGCGACATCAACTAATGGCGTAACTTGGACTTCGCGCAATCCTAATTTTTCTCCGGCTCAGGCCATCTATAGTTCTGATTTTGGGGGAGGGATTTTTATTATTGGCGGAGATGCTGGTGGAATTGCCACGTCCACAGACGGTATTACTTGGACTGTAAGAACATCTGGTACGGCTTCCGCCATACAAGGAGTTGCGTATGGAAATTCCCTTTATGTTTTTGGTGGAGCTGGCGGGATTCTAAAAACTTCAACTAATGCCATTACTTGGACGACAAGAACGACCGGCACTACGCAACAAATAAATAAAGTTAAGTACCTAAACTCTCAATGGGTATATGTAGGGAATAATAATACCCTCGCCACGTCCACGGATGCTATTACGTGGACATTGAGAAGCGCATTTGCTTTTGGCGACAACACAACAGCAAACCTCACAGATATTTCTTATGGAAACGGTTTGTATGTATATGTGGCGTCTTTGGGGGTAACTGGTTATTCTACGGACGCTGTATCTTGGATTACAACTAAGATTGGCGCTGGATCAAGCCAAAACAGAATTTCTTATTTTGGAAATATTTTTATTATGTCAAGAGGTGCTGCTGGATACTATTCTTATGATGGGACAACTTGGCCAACTTTTGCGTCTGGCTCATTATATAACATTAACGGTTTTGCGTTTAATGGCTCAACTGTTTTGGGTGCCGGTTCAACTAGCATCTCAGACGTCTATTTAGCCACGGCTGCATATTATACATATGATTCCACAACTAATTTTAAGTTGCCGACAACTAGCACGGGCATCATATCCACCAATGCCACAACTCCGACTGCTTATATCAAGGTGAAATGACATGAGCAGCCTTAAAGCTCTTCTTAGTGCGCCAGCCACGAACGCTCTTGGCGAGGTAACATGGGATGATAAGGACACCTCCTCCACATGGTTGAGGGCGGGCGTCCCCGTGTCACAAAGCACGTATAGCGCGTTGTATGCCAAATATGGACTGTTGGGCAAAACAACGGTTACGTTTTGGCAATCTGGGTCTTGCACTGTTAACTCAGACTCATTTACCGGTATTGCAGCGTCTTCCTCCACAGCGCTTATGGTCGGTTTGAGTGGAAAAATAAGATCATCTAGTGATGGTATTGTTTGGACAACGAGATCGCCGGCAACGGTTGGGCAAAATTTTAGAAGCATCATTTACGGCAGTAGTTTATTCGTGGCCGCTGGAGACAATGGAGTTATAAACACATCTACTGATGCTGTGACATGGACGAGAAGAAGCGTAGCTTCAGCTAATCAGATCAACGCTGTTGCTTACGGTGGAGGATTATATGTTCTTGCGGGTGATAATGAAATTATAGCCACTTCAACAGACGCTATTACTTGGACTTTGCGTAGCACGTCTTTAGGCAGCACCTCTGACTTTTACGGGATAACATATGGCAATGGCGAGTTTATAATTGTCGGTAACTCTAACAGCACAGGAAACACAAGTATATTAACATCTGCGGACGGCATTACATGGACGGTGAGGAGTCCGAGCGTCACAAATAATCAGTTAAACGCCGTTACATACGGGAATAATTTATATGTGGCCGTTGGCCACGCCAACGTCATTATGACATCCACCAACGCAATCACATGGACCACAAGAAGCCCCGCGACAGGCATGGCAAGTCAAAACTATGCAAGCGTTACATATGCGGAAGGCGTGTATTTGCTCAGTGGCGCATCTGGTGTGAGTACACATGATTTAGTAGCGTATTCCACTGACGCTATTACGTGGTCTTTGAGGTCTGTGCCGCCTCAATCTGCAAACATAGATAGTAGTTTTAGCATATATGCGCTTGGGTACTTCAAAGGAAAGTTCCTTTACGGGGGATTTGGTTATGATCCTGGAGCAAAAGTATACGTCAGCACGTTTGGCTATTCTAATCTTTTTAACTACGACCCGACAACGCAGTTTGTTGGACCTTCAACCAGTCCTGTGGTAACCAATTCTCCGTCCAACATTTACGTGAAGGGGGTGTAAATGGAGACGAACATCATGATCGCCACGCCTGCGCAGGGTGGCAACGTCAAGATTGCCTATGCGCTGTCTTTGGCGAACACCTACGCCTTCTGTCAGGCGCAGGGCATCAAGGTCACACCACAAGTCGTTGAAACTGGCTCTTTGCTTGTTGCAGAGCGCAACCGGCTTGTACAGGCGTTTTGGGAGTCTGACTGTACGCATCTGTTGTGCATCGACGCCGATCTGGGATGGCCCCCGGAGGCCATCGCAGCCATGCTGCAATCCGGCAAAGAGTTCGTGGCGGGCGTTTACCCCGCCAGAGGCGAGAAGAACTGTTTCATCTTCCGGCCTGATTATCTGCCCAACGGCGCGATCAAGACGGAACAACATCTTCTCAAAATGAAATATATTCCGGCGGGCTTTATGCTGATCGCCCGCAGCGTAATTCAGAAGATGCGGGACAAGCATCCCCACCTCTATTACGAGCCTAAAGACCCGCGCAACAATCCAGAGCCCGGCTTCGCCTTCTTCAACACGGAGATTCATGGCGGCGAGTTCTGGGGCGAGGACTTCACCTTCTGTCGGTATGCTGGCGAGGCTGGTGTGGAAATCTGGGTTGACCCGCTCATCCAGTTTAACCATGCAGGAACCATCGGCATGTTGATGGAGTGCCTGACCACCGACCCTGAGAAAGCGGCCAAACCTACATTGTCACAGGTTGCGTAATGGGCATCGTCTATGACGCGATGAATCTGACCGCCAATGGCGGGACAGAGTTGATGATGCGCGGGCTGGAGAGCCGTCTGCCTCCTAACGCCTTTGATGGGATCGTGTTGTCACGATCCTTGGAGAAGTTGGCGGAAGCGCCGACTGGCGTGAAGCGCATCTTTTGGGCGCATGAGGTTCCGGCCACGCCGCAATCTGACATGGTTGAGTATCAGCACCTTGCTCAACAACGCTGGCAACACTTTGACGCCATGGTCTGTGTATCCAACTGGCAGATGTTGGAATACGCGCGGTCGTTCAATTTTAGGTGGCCGGATTGGCAGCGGACACGGGTGATGCTGAACGCCATCGACCCAATCCCGGCGCATGAAAAGCCCAAAGACAAGATTAGATTGGTCTATACGTCCAGCCCACAGCGTGGACTTAAAATCCTCTATGACGTGTTCCGTGATCTAGCAGATGAGCATGAAGACATTGAGCTTGAAGTATTTTCTTCCTTTAAGCTCTACAAAAACCCGCTAGAGAATGACCGCACGTTCCATGAGCTATTTGAGGCTTTGGAAGCTGATCCCCGTGTCATTTACCGTGGCATTGCCACAAACTCAGAGGTTCGTGAGGCGCTGACCCGGTGCCACATCTTCGCGTATCCCTGCATCTGGGGCGAGACTAGCTGTCTATCTCTCATTGAGGCGATGAGTGCGGGCTTGCTTTGCGTACATCCCAATAATGCTGCCCTGTTTGAGACGGCTTGCGGGATCACAAATATGTATCACTACCCGCCGGAGCATCATAAAGAGGTGTTCTATCGTGAGCTTAACAATGTTATATGGCAATGGAAGCGCGGCAATGTGGAGCATTTAGGCGCGCAGAAGGCTCATGCAGATCGTGTATATTCATGGGAGCATAGGGTGCCGCAGTGGGAACGCCTGCTGTCAGACATTCGTGATGGGAGATTGCTATGAAGGCGGCAGTGGCGTTCTCTGGCGGGGTGGACTCAACCTACGCTATCTGGAAAATCCTGACCACGACGCAGGATGATGTCATGGCTGTTGTCTTTGACACGGATGGTCTGACGCCAGAGGACTATGAGACCAATGACATCCGGCTCTTTGCAAAGGGCAAGTCTTTGGCCTCTACCCTCGCCAAAGCGCAGCCTATTGTGGATTGGTTTGCCGCTAATCTCCGGCCAATAGAGCTTGTGATCGTACCTGTTGAGCTTCCCAAACTTATACCTGATTGGCCCAATACGCCTGAGACGTATTTCACCAACTGGGCGGTTGAAAAGGTCAACCTTAACGAGCTAGATCGGATCATCATTACCCATGAGAAAGAAAACGATGGGAACGCTAATCGCGGTCCTCGCGGTAAAGAGGGACCGGGCTCGTGGTTGGCGCATGATCTGTTTGTGGCAAACGCCACGCGCGGCTCCGTTGAGTTTCCTCTAATTGAGGCTGACTATCATCACGGTGTAGCAATCTCTGAAATGCCGACAGACCTGTTGGCCTTAGTTACATCTTGCAACTCACAAAACGATCCGTGCTTTTGCTTTAAGTGCAGCAAGAGGCGTTTCTTTGCCCGTCAGCTTGAGAGCGGCAAAACTATGCCTGAGATCGCTGAATATGTGAGGCAAAAGTCAGCACTTCCTAACGGAAATTGGTTGACCATGAAGACGTGGTTGGGTGATGAAGGTGTGGGTTATACGCCATCCATCAACTTCCCTGAAAGAGATATGCCCACATGGCCGTCTTCCGTGTTCAAGCCCTAGCATTTGTTTTTTGGCTTCTGTCGCTGCCGGCGTTTGCTGATTCATTTAGGATTGTGGTTGGCTCCAACGTGGACGGCCATTATCTGAACGCACGCATTGTTGCCCGCCATCTTGGCGGGGTAGTCCATGTCGTGCCCGGTGCTGCTGGGCTTAATGCTGCAAACTATCTATACAATGTGTCAGCGCGTGACGGCTCTGAGATCGGCACGTTCACTTCTCGCGTATTCCTGTCGGCGCTATTTGACGATCCGGCAGCTAAGTATGATCTGTCACAAATGAACTGGCTCGGCTCGTTTGTAGATGGCCGCAAAAACCCTAATATTGTCTGGGTCAAGTCGGGACAAGAACTAATTGGGGGTTCCGATGGCAGCGTCTCCATCAGCCCGTTTAAAGTTCTGAACCGGGTCTTGCCAAATAAAATTAGAGAAATAACTGGATACTCTGACGTGAACACGATTCGTCTGGCCTTTGAGCGCAATGAAATAACGGCTGTTGTCTTTAATCTTGTGGGCGTGAAGACCGTTTCACCGCACTGGATAGGTTCGCCACAGGTCCGCCCCATCCTACAATATAACTCAGGCTATACACGACACGTTGAGTTTAAAGACGTTCCTGCCGTGATGGAAAGAATTGCGGATGGGGACAAGAAGCGTCTTTTTGCGTTGTTTGAATTGCATGGCGCTTTGGTTAGGCCCTATGCGCTACCGCCTAATGTCGCATCCAATAAAGTAATTGAGTGGAAAGTCAGATTTGCCAAGCTCATGACAGATGAAAGTTATATCAAGGATGCGCAAAAGATAGGTCTTGAGGTTACGCCTGTGTCAGCCGACGAGGCCCAACAAATTGCTGCCCAGATTACAAAGGCCGACATTAACTTAAAGACAAGTTTGCGTTCTCTGGCTTCTCGGTGACAAGAAGAGTAAAATAGCCGCGCACTTTGGCGAGGGTCATCATGTCTAATGACAAGGCTAGTATCTTTAATGGTCAAATCCGCCTTGGCCGGTCGCCTTCTAACGGAGAGCTTTTAGTTGGCAATGGCTCTGATTTTAATCTTGCGGCTATCACCGGCGGCAGCAACATAACCGTAACTAATTCCGCTGGTCAGATTGAGATTTCAGCGTCGGGGGGTGGTCCTATTGGGCCCACAGGACCGACTGGTGCAGCGGGACCGGCTGGTGGCCCCGCTGGCCCCACTGGGCCAACCGGTCCTACTGGCGCGGCATCTAGCGCTGCTGGCCCGACCGGCCCGACAGGTCCTTCTTCTACCGCGCTTGGACCTACTGGTCCTACCGGTCCTTCCGGTCCTCTTGGTCCGACAGGTCCAACGGGCTCGTTAAACTCGTTTGGGTATGTCAGCGTATTGGATTTTGGCGCTGATCCTACTGGGGCAAATGATTCAAGTACATCTTTCCAGAACGCCATTAACTCCTTAGCGCCACTTGGCGGTACGGTTATCGTCCCGCCGGGCCAATATAAAATAGACAATAACGTCTATGTCGGAATTAGAAGCACCTCGCCAGTAGGGCCAACATCCCCAAAGGTCGCCAATGTCTACCTTGTTGGACCGACGCCTGCGGCTACGCAGTCATTGGAGACAACGGAGTGGCTTAACTATGCCTGCATTAACTTGTCATCTAGCGCTTATTTTTTCTTAGGCGGCATGTCAGGCATAGATGGCCTGCGCATTTTGCGTCAGGGCTTGGCGTTTACAAGAACAGAACCGGTGAATTTTGCAGGAACAGCAATCTATGCGGCAGGCTCGCAAGAGGTTAGCGTCAAGAACTGCATGATCTTGGGGTTTGCAAATGCGGTGACATATATTAACTGCCCCGGCTCCGTCGTTGACAGCGTGTACTTTGACTGCACAAACGGCATCTGGGTTGATTATTCTCTTGATGTTACACGTATTCTTAATTGTCATGGCTTTCCGTGGGTGACGGATGGTGCCAAACTTACGGCTGCGGATAATAACAGGTCTGGTTTTGGATATAAATTTACTACTGTAAATGATTGGACTGAGGTTATTGATTGCTTCTGTTATGGTTATAATAGAGGCTATCTTGTTGATAATCAGGCGACAATTCAGTTCATTGGTTGCGGTGCGGATAATACGCAAGTTCACTCAAGCTCCGCAGGGTTTGTCGTTGGAAACCTTGCGGCAAATGGATCGGTCCATTTAATAGGGTGCCTTGCCGCCGCGTCCCAGAACAACTTTTATATGGATGCCGGTTCAGGAGTTATTTTGATAGACAACTGTGAAAGTTGGGGAGCTACAAACGGCTCTGGATCGGGTAACGGCTTTGTGAACGCCAGTGGCGTCACATTCATGAGTAACTTTTACGTACATGATAATGTGACTGGATATGTTATATCTGGTGGTACTGCTTACGGGTCTGGCGTGTCTTTGAGAGGCAATAGCTCTACAGGATCAGGCACTATTAACGCGATGCCAACTACCGTATCTATCTAAACATAGGCAAGAGGGGGCTCAAATGCCGTTTAGCTCGCAGGCTGGAAAAACCAGCATTAAATGGGTTATGTCTAAACTTCCGACGCCGGAGACGGCGCTGGATATCGGCGTTGGCGAGGGTGCCTACGCTAAACTGTTTCCTAAGTTGAAATGGACTGGCGTTGAGGTATGGGAACCGTATGTTGAGAAGTATGGCCTAAAGAGCCTGTATCCCGATCTTCATATTGCTGATGCCCGCACATGGGATACAGACAAAAAGTATGATGTCTGCTTTCTTGGCGACGTTCTGGAACACATGACCGTTGAGGAGGCTCAGGTTTTGGTCCGCAGGGCTAAACGCTGGGCCGCTACGGTTATAATCAGCATCCCTATCGGCCACTACCCGCAGGGCGAGTATTACGGGAACCCGTATGAGCGTCACGTAGTAGATCACTGGACGGATGAATCTGTTAAGCGCGCTTTTGGTAAACCTACGTGGTCATATATTGAGGGTGAAATTGGCGTTTACGTTTACTCGCCGTTTCCTGTAAAGTTAACGTACTGCGTGTATGCAATCAGCAAGAATGAGGAACAGTTTGTTACTCGGTTCTGCCAATCGGCTCAAGACGCTGATCTCATCCTCATTGCTGACACTGGAAGCTCTGATGGAACTGTGGCAGCGGCGAAGAATTGGGGAGCTACTGTCCACGACATTTACATCAATCCTTGGCGTTTTGATCTCGCTCGCAATGCTGCTCTTGCTCTTATTCCCCGGTCTATTGATGTTTGCATTTCACTTGACTTGGACGAGGTACTAGAGCCGGGCTGGAAACGTAAGATTGAAGAGGTCTGGGTGCCGGGTAAGACCACGAACTTGTGGTACTACTTTGACTGGGGCCACAACATTAAGTTCCCCTACCGCAAGATACACAGCCGCCACGGCTACCACTGGCACCATCCCTGCCATGAGGATTTGCGGATAGATGGCCGCGTCGAGCATGTTACGGCTTGGTGCAATCATTTGCTTGTTAGCCACCATCCTGACCCGACGAAAAGCCGTGGTCAGTACATGGAAATGCTGGAGGTGGCGGTCAAAGAAGACGCCACAGACCCGCATCACTATTTCTATTACGCTCGGGAGTTGACGTTCTACCGGCGCTGGGACGAGGCCAAGAAGGCTCTAACTACCTATCTTGCCATGAACGCTGCGAGCAACCAGAACGAGCGTTGCTACGCCATGCGGCTCATGGGTAAGTCCTATGCTGAGACTGGGGACATCCAACAGGCCGAGAAGTGGTACTACATGGCGGCTGGCGAGGCTCCTAACACCCGCGAGCCGTGGTGCGAGCTTGCCATGCTTATGTATCGGCAAAGCCGCTGGGAGGAGTGTTTTGCGGCCTCTATGCGGGCGTTAAAAATCAGAGACAAGCAGCTAGTCTATACCTGTGACCCGGCGGTTTGGGGCTTTTGGGCGCACGACCTCGCCAGCATTTCCGCATGGCGTCTGGGGCTACAAGATATAGCTTTAGACCAAGCAAAAATTGCTGCTGAGATGGAGCCGGGCGACTTACGTTTGAAGGCCAATTTAGAGTATATTCAGAACGCAATTCAAGCGCAGGGGGAGAAAGCGGCATGAACGGATGGACCCTCAGTCCCTCATAAACGTAGCCTTTGGGATTATTCTTACAGGTTTGGGCTGGTTTGGGCGGCAGCTATGGGATGCCGTTAAAGAACTGCGCACGGACCTACACAAGATTGAGTCCGAGATACCCAAGGTTTACGTCCCCAAAGAAGAGTTCCGGCATGACATTCAAGAAC